TCTTCTTTGATTTCGCCACGGAGAAACTCGTAGCTGTTGTTATACAAGGGACTGAAGTAAATGCCTCGGGCATGGTTTGTAGAAATAATTTCTTTAGGTATACCAAGTTTGGCGTATGCAAATTTTAAAGACCGGTTCCTGACGTCACGTTTATGTGGGAGACCAGATGGCTTCTTTGCAACATACCATTCAAAATACATACGACTATGTTTAGCTTTCAACCACTCACGAATCAAATACCAAGTTTCTCTTCTGGGAATAAATCCAACAGAGCCTACTGTGAAACCTATCTTTTGCCAATGGTCAAGATTATCATATTGCGAAAGACCGTTCAACTTGGTTTTACCGTATAATGATGTTGTTGTTACGCCCACCAAAGTATCACCGTATCGTTTCTTCCACAAATTCTGCACTTCATCAGATAGACATAACAAAGCTAGTAGTTTACCGCCAACATAATTGTATCCCAACGGTTGAAACGGTACAATAGTAGAACCAACCGCGGTATGGTTAATCATGACGCCTTGCGTTTTTAATTTACTAGTCCAACCAATCAAACTATCTCGAGGAGTTAAATCAAGATAATCAGACGAAATGCAAACAACGCCGAGATACTTATTTGACTTAGCATCTTTGACAAAGAAGTTTAGGTTACGACCAATATTGGAATTGTTCTTTAACGTTGAAATGAAAGTACGAGCCGTATTCCATTTTTCTGGCAATTCTTTACTTCGTTTATTATCAAGTTGGATATCGGAGTCATCAACGCCTTTGGTAGTCGTGATACTAGAATCATTTGTGTATTCTAATACAGGACAAAGGTTCAAATAATCTTCGTATGAATTGGGTAACCAAATGTTGTTCTTCACAGAATCAATAATGATTTGCTGCTTTGAATCAAGAAGTTGGACTTCTTCTCCAAATAAAGTTTGATTTACAACAGTAGTATATTTTTCTTGCACTTCACACCACTTCTGGTACAAAGTGTATTCTTTAACATCCATTTGTGAAACATAAGCTAAATCACGTATGATACTTTCCTTCAATTTGTCATCATCTACGTTTACGAAAGACGAGGCAGGATTACTATCTTGCCACTCCTCCCATTGAGTTTCAATATCGTCAATCAATTATTTGACTTTTTCTATACGTTGATTATAAAGACATAGTATAACGTAGTGGAGAGCTTTGAGCAAATCTTTTTTCTGATCTTCATCAGAACCTTTTTTACCAATTCTCCACAAATATTTGATAGCTGTATCTCTGAAAGTTGTAGAAGCGTTTCCAAGAGCAATCCAAGCGTCGAAACATTCGATGTTGTCTGTCGTTTTGTAGTGCTCGTTATAGGTTTTGTCGATATAAGATTTCAGATCATTGATAATCTCATCTTCGTTGTATTTATACCGAATAATTTTACGATCGACGTTATCTACAGCAACGACTCTATCACCATAGTCTTGTCGGCAATCGCCGACGGAAAAATCAACCTTCATAATTCATTACATCCTTCAATTAATTGCAAAATATGTTCGAACACAACGCGTTGTTCTTCTAGAGTGTTATTTGCAAATTTTTCATAAGACCACATCAAAATCAGATTAGACAAGATGTTGGATATTTTGCTCTCGCGTCCGACTAACCAGGTTTCATTTTGATCGCTGCCTCGTTCTGCGTATCTTTCTTTTCTAATGTTTTTTTCAGTCTCTAGACAGATAATGCTTAGATCGTAATTGTCTAGACAATGTTCTAGAAAAGAAGAATTGAACAGTCGATCTCCCTCATAGAGTAGTATAGCGTTTTTCGGAAGAGTCGCTAGAAATTTCACAGCTTCCGGTTGTGTAGCCATGCTCATACGATCGGTTCCGGCGAATGTCTGACCTTCTTCGTATTTCCCTAATATGTAGATATTGTTTTTATTTAAGTATGGAACTAGCTTTACCTGTTCGTATTTAGGTTCTACTTGAAATTTTTCAACTAATTTCTTCATTAAAGTAGTTTTGCCAGTTCCTGGCGCACCGCCGATTGCTATAACTCGCATCATAAACCTTTCAAAAGAAATCCGTCAGAGTTCTAGCTTTCGTTATAGATTCCGCTTCAACTCCGGTCATTCCTTGGTTCAACCAAAGTTTTTTTCTTTCCCGACGAATGCCGTCCCATCCGTTGATCTCCCCTAGCAGCACTGGATCGAACGCTTGCTTTCTGATAGTATATATGCTTTCCCACAAATCGTCAAGCTTAGGATGCCAAAACTGATATTGCTTTATATGTTCGAGCTGGCGGTCATGATGGTATCCGCCGTAACGGGACGATTTGAACAAATTACGGAAAGAACAAATTTTGGGGGTAAATAGAGGAATTTCTACTTTACTTTTTGGATAGCGATCCTGAATTTTATCGCGAATGTATATTAATTTTTGATCGAACAGAGGAAACCATTCCCGCATTTCTTTAGAAGCCACGCCGGTTTTATCGTAATCATCCGCAAGCTTGTCTTGGTAAAGGAGATTAAACATACCGGAAGTTTCGTTCGCTCCTTTATACCAGTTTAAGGAATTAGGCGAAGACATTTTGCCTTTAAGATGTCCGGAGTTTTGAAAGCTCATAGCGCATTCGTTGAACAGGTCGCCCGAAAATCTAGCGAATTCTCGGATCTTGCCGTTGTATTTGTGTACGTTGTCGTATTTCTGTTTTTCGGTTCCTTCGCCGATTAGACTGTAGAATTTAGCTTCCGGCGTCGTTCCCTCGATATAATGCTTATGAAAATCTCTCATGAGCGAAACGAACCGACCGCAGTAACGATTATATTTTTTAGCTGAACCGAAGATCATAGTTGGTTCGTTCTCAAGAAACCAACTATCGTAACGATCTAGTTCGTACAATGGGAACGTTTCCATAAGCCATATTGTTGTAATTTCGCTATACGTGATAGCCATGAACCAAGACGCGATAACAGCGTCACGTTCCGAAAGATTTACATTATTAGCATACTGAGCGAAAGTTGCTTGGTATATTGGGGGCACTTTATGTTGGTATTCTACAAACTTATCAATTCTCCAATCTTCGCCTTTATCGTTAGGAATATTTACCATTAAACAAGTTGCCTCCCCCTATTCTTTGCCTTTTAGTCCATAGAAATCGTTTTCGAAACAATCCCACTCATTACAAATTTTAGCTATCATCAAAAAAACGTCGAAAGATCGGAAACCGCTTCTTTGTCGTAGGGATCTTTCATATCGTGCTTGATCATATAGTCATACCATTCTTGTTCTTCAAACATATTAGGCGACACTCCGTTCCACATATTGCGCGTATATTTATGCGTTTTATTCAAACGTCGTTCTTCAACGAATTGTTTACGAAGGTTTTCATATTCCCATGATTTAAGGTCGAGCATTTTTTCGCGAAAGTAAGCAACAATAGTCATACGGTCGTTGTTATCGCCGATCAATTCGTCGTTGGCGTGAATTCCTTCATGGTTGTTTACCAGCAACATATCCCCAGGTTGAAGATTAATAGCAATCTTATACTCCGGAAGAATAAAATAACCGCCTCTCCATCCTTTACCCTCTGGTCCAGTGACGCCGCAAATGTTACTAAACCCGCTCGCGAGGTCGCCAGCGTCGCGGTGGCAGGCGGTGCGCCAATTATGATTGACGGTAAGAGTGGTAAATACAGTGTCGTCAATAACGAATTTAGGATCTAGTTTGATAGTTTCGTTACGTTGAGCTTCCCATCTACCGGGAATCAGCTCTTTGAACTTACTATTTAATTTATTGAGATACGGATAACAGAGCTTGAACTTCTCTAAATTCTTTTCCGTATAAGATGTTTCTCGTCCATACGGGATTCGAGGGTATCGATCGAAATATCCAGCAATACCGGACATAGAAGATTTTGCGTAATTCGTATCAGAGATGTAATTGTTGATTACTTGTAATGCTTCATTTCGTTTTTCGACTCGAGAAAGATTATGAATTCCGGAAAGCCACTTATCAAACCACCCATGATATTCTGGATAAACCTTTACTATCTCTGAAGGTAACCAGACTAGTCCGCGCGTTTCTTCTTTTTGGAGGTCCTTATGCATATCACGAATCGATTCAACGGTAGTTCCGTCGTCAAACGAATTCAACGGTAATGTAAGAAAATCTAGTATTGCGTTATGTTCGTTGGTAACCCAATCACGACCTTGCCGTCCTCCTCGACTAAGAAGATTCCCACGAGGACCCGCAGCCTTACCACGATTGTGTGATTTGGTAGCAGCTTCGCGTAAACCCGCGTACGCTAGATCGCATTCTTCTTTCGAGAAAACGTTTTTGCGGAATTTGAAAATAAGGGTTTCTTCATTCTTCTCTTCATTAAGCTTTCCGGCATAAAGATCAGTATCATTTTCGATAAGAAGATTGTATCGGTCAGAACCGATAAACTGACCGATACAATCTTCAACATTTTCCGCAAAGCGAATTAATTCTTTCGTCATCAATATTCTCCTTCAATTGCGATAATACTATCGTATCGCGAATTTCAAAAGCTTTTTCCGCCGATCTGACGACGGTTAATTAACTGATGATCCGCACGATCGTAATTATAGTCGTGCTTTTCAGCAATTGCCCCAGCCACATCCAAGTTCTCGCGTCCGGCAAGATCAAGAATGCGGATAATTGTATCGGCTAGTTCTACCTCTAGCATCTTACGATTAGGCAGATGATCGTCCATAAGATTTTTTCGCGCGCCCTCCAGAGCTTCCGACAATTCTGAATGACATAGAGCAATCATTGTGCCGATTTCGCGCGGAGTGTCATGCCACCCCATATCTTTTGCTTGGTTGTGTAATTTATTCTGTACGATCTTTAAAGCAAGAATATCGTCGTAACTCAGAGAATACATAGTTTTTGTCATTATAATTTTCCTTAAATCCAAATTGGCGCAGCGCGTTTTTTCCAAGAGTGTAGAGCTTTTTTACCTATCCGATAATACTGACGATAATTTTCCACCGCGTCGTTACTTATGATATATTCCTTTGGCATACAACAAGGCATTTCAGTCCAGTTGTATTTCTTAAGATTGTTTGGCGGAGATTGTAACATGTATGAGATCTCGCCAGCGCATTTGTGGGTTTTATTATAGCGTCTTGTATACTCAGCGCATAGAGCGAAGAAATGCTCAACGAGCCAGTTATAATTTTGCACAGATTCGCGACACCAAACGGCTGACGGATGATTGATATGAGTAGCTTTATACAAAACGTATTCCCTACTATCATTAAGCGTCCATTGCTTTTGACTCCTTCCGCTAGGAGATTTGCCTTGCGTTGCAACGCCGTCCAATACGCGATGCGCCGTCGATAGTAGCTGAGCAGATTCTAGAATCATTTTTACGCAATGACGATCCACAGAATATTCAGCCGCAACCTTCGGGCAGCGATCCAAAAAAAATATGTTCACGACGACGATCCTTGATCCATAAGATCATTATAGCGGATATAGAAATTTAGTCAAGGGTTTTTTCGAAAGTTTTTTGATCTTTCTAATCGCTTGATGGCGGTGAAAATCGCCAGCTCTTGAGTAGAATGGCGTGCCGTCCAGAAAATCCATACAATGTTGAAAAACTCTAGCGGTAAGACCCGTAAAAGTTTCAGTTCGCATTTCGCCATTTGGTGTAGCGAATCGCACTCTACAATGCTGCGGTCTCTTAATCTTAACTTTCAGATCGCCGTATGATAGAGACACTTCTTCTAGCGTGATCATATCGCTGCTGGATTGAACAACTCTGGGGTTATAACAGACAAAATTCTGCGGAGCTCCTCTCATAGCGAAAATCCTATGCGGAACCCCTACCTGAATCGCCGCCAAGCAAATTCCGTTATTATCATGCATCGTCCGGACTAATTGCTGAGAAAACTCGATAGGATCATATGGGGGATTAGCAAAATCAAAATTTTGACTTTTCTGTTTCAGTTCGTCTGAACTGTGATCAAATATATGCATTTTCGTATTCTCAATTCAAAGAATTTCTATAGTTCTCTTGACGTTTTTGCAATTCTAAATCAAGTTCGTCTCGTGTCCATCCCGCTTGGGAGAGAATTTGATTCGAGTATACGTAAAGACCAAATACTGTGGTAACAAAATCATAACCTAATTCCGCTCCTTGCAAACTCGCCAGATTTTGAATAACATTTTCTGCAATTTGATCGCAGCGATAATAGTTGATTTTATCGTCTTTCGTTTTTGTCATCACATTTTTCCTCCAATTGAACACTCATCATAATACTTTTTTTTGACAGAAAAGTCAAGACCTTAAACGTATATGCCAACGCCATATTGTTGTCGGATAATATTCGCGTCACCCATCATCGTCTGGGCGCTTCCCGTATTAATCGCGTCACCCATCATCGTCTGGGCGCTTCCCATATTAACAACGGGCAGTTTGGCCACCGGATAATGTAGACAATATTCGTATCGAGATTCGTAATTAGGGACGACGGTAGATTCATTCTTAACGTTTCTGCCTTCTTTGAATCCCGACGCGAATCCTGCCGCGAATCCTTCTTTAAA